CGTAAGTTCAATCGTGATCTTCGACATCTGTTTCAATCTCCCAAATCTCGCCGCTACCACCGCAGCGCTCACAGGTCATAAACACGTCTTCAAAAGGGCTATAGGCGCCGGGCGGTCCGCCATAGCGTTTCACCTCGTACCAGCGCTGGCCGTCGCCATCACACTCAGGGCAGATCATTGCCACAGCAGCGGGTCAGGGAAGACCAGCACCATCACAACGTAGATCAGTGCCATAGCGCCAAAGAACAGGACCGTCGCAGCTATCTGCTCCAGCCAGAAAAGTAGGTCGTCTTTCATCAAAGCCTCCATAAGCATTTATGCTGATAATATGCCTCACAGTAAATAATGCAAGCAAATATGAGCATAGTTGCTATGTGGGGACGAATCTGTTACCTTCTATGCAAGAGTGAACAACTGCGCCAGAGAGGCGCTTTTTTTGTGCAAGATATTCAGGTTGAGTGGCGGGAAGTTGCAGAGGTTACGCCATACGCACGCAACAGCCGCACACATAGCGACGAGCAGGTTGCGCAGGTAGCAGCAAGCATCAAAGAGTTTGGCTGGACCAACCCGATCCTGATCGATGAGTCTGGGACGATCATCGCAGGACACGGACGCTTGATGGCAGCGCAGCGGTTGGGGTCTGATCGGGTGCCGACCATCATGCTGGGACACCTGACCGACGCGCAAAAGCGTGCTTATGTGATCGCTGACAACAAGCTGGCTCTCAATGCCGGCTGGGATCAGGAGTTGCTGGCTATTGAGGTCGAGGAGCTGCTGGGTGAAGGGTTTGATCTGGACCTGACCGGCTTTGGTGAGGACGAGATCAACAGCCTGCTTGCAGAGGCTAATAAGGTTGAGGGCGGCCTGACGGACGCGGATGATGCTCCGGAGGTGCCAGAGATCCCTGTTACCGCTACAGGCGATGTATGGGTGCTGGGACGGCATCGGGTGATCTGCGGTGATAGCACCGTCCTCGATACAGCCGACAAGGTCACGCAGAAGCAACCAGTGGACGTTGTGTTTACCGATCCTCCATACGGCATGAGCTACGGCGGTGGACGCGCAGCAGGGTCGACGCCGAAAGGTGCCCGCGTAAAAGCACACGGAATGATTAAGGGTGACGACCTTCAAGGCGAGAGCCTGATCGGACTCGTCAGGGATGCGCTGGCTGTTTCCGTATCGTCCGCCAAAAAGGGCGCCGGCTTTTATGTCTGCTTTACTTGGCGAACGTATGCGGAGTTTGAAGCCGCGCTAGAGGATGCTGGGCTCAGCGTCTCTAACTGCATCGTCTGGGACAAGAAAAGCATCGGGCTGGGCAACGCTAACTATCGTCCGCAACACGAGTTCATTTTCTACGTCAAAGGCGATGCTTGGCACGGCGATAGAGCGCAGAGCGACGTCTGGTACATGAGCAGAGGCGGGACAGGTGAGTACGTCCACCCGACGCAAAAGCCTGTAGAGCTGATCGAAAAGGCTCTGCTTAACAGTTCCAAGAGCGGTGACACTGTCCTCGATGTATTTGGGGGCAGCGGTAGCACGCTTATAGCGGCTGAAAAGACAGGCCGTAATGCGCGCATAATTGAATTAGATGAGAAGTACGTCGATGTCATCGTAAAGCGGTGGCAGGACTTCACAGGACAGGACGCAGTACACGAGGAAAGCGGACAAACGTTCAATGGCATATCCCAGCAAAAAGACACCTGAAACAGTCGAGCGCTTCCTTGACGCAATCCGTAGCGGACGCAGCGCTGCACAGGCGTGCAAAATGGAAGGCATGCCTTCAAGACAAACAATTAAGGTATGGGTTCAGAAAGACCCAGAGTTTGCTGCGCAGTACGATGAGGCAAGGACGGAGCGCGGAGAGTACTACGGAGAACTGGTGGCTGAGATTAGTCTGGCTGGCTTGCAGGGGAAGTACAAAGACAGCGCAATGCTCAGAGCAGCTATCGATGGATTGAAGTGGACTGCCGCACGTATGGCGCCGAAGGCGTTTGGTGATCGCATACAGCACGAGCATAGCGCAGAGAGCAGCTATGTCGATGCGCTGAGGGCTGTACAGGGGAAGGTAAGCGAAGAGAGTGGTAAGGGTACAATCGCACAACGTTTACCAGTACGCGCGCGCGAAGCCGCGAAGAAGCCGACAATCCAATAGGTATTCAGGTCCGTAGCCTGACGAAAGCGTAGGGTTTCTGCGGGTCAGCGGGATGTATCGCCAATGTATCGCCAAACCTGAGCGGTATATGCTGCTGATCCCCCCCCTTGATATCGCGGGCGGGGCAGGTCTTGCACTATATACCCCTCCGCACCCTAAGAGGTCACATGATAACCACCTTTCCGATCACAATCGGCGAGGCGATCATCATCGCTTTGCTGCTTGTATCCATAATCCGGCGCTGACCCCCCCCTTCGTTGCTGGGAGACGAATGGAGTCCCGCCATGAAAAATTTTCCGGCAAAAGCTGTGCGCTCGTCACGTTTTCGGCCTCGCATCGTTAAAAGCAAGCGGCTCTACAGCCGGAAAGGCAGGCGCGCGATCTCCCAGAAGCGCGCTGGGATTGGGGCGGGCTTTGACTGATCTGAAGGACACGTTACTGGCGCTCAGGAACGACCCTGAGCTATTTGTGCGGCATGTGATAGGGGCAGAGCCGCAGCGGTGGCAGGCTGAGGCCTTAAAGGCGATTGCGGCAGAGGATCGGGTTTGCATCCGCAGCGGACATGGTATTGGCAAGACAGCGTTTCTGAGCTGGCTGATACTTTGGTGGCTGTTGACGCGCTATCCGACGAAGATTGTGGCAACGGCGAACACGGCGCATCAGCTCAATGATGTTTTGTGGACTGAGGTCGACAAGTGGGCGCGCAAGATGAACGAGGGCTTTAAGAAGCAGCTCGATTTCAAGTCTGACAAGATCAGTCTGGTGGGCAGCTCTGATAGCTTTTGTGCGTTTCGTACAAGCCGGCGAGAGAATCCGGAGGCGCTTCAGGGCTTCCACTCTGAGAATATGCTGATCTTGGTAGACGAGGCGTCTGGTGTGCCGGATGTGGTCTTTCAGGTTGGTGAAGGCGCCATGTCCACAAAAGGTGCCAAGACTGTCTTGACTGGAAACCCGACTCGTGCAGAGGGCTTCTTCTTCGATGCTTTCCATAGCAATCGGGAACAGTGGCACTGCATGAAGGTTTCGTGCGCGGACTCCGACACGGTCGATCCTAAGTTTGTCGAGGACATGGCCGAAAAGTATGGCGAGGAGTCCAACACCTACAGGGTGAGGGTGGCCGGCGAGTTCCCTACGCAATCGGACGACGTTCTGGTGCCTCTGCACCTCGTAGAGGATGCGGTAAGGCGCGATGTTGAGGCGGCGCCCACGACGCCGGTTGTGTGGGGCGTGGATGTCAGCCGCTTCGGTGGCGACAGATCGGCGCTTGTAAAGCGGCAGGGTCAGGTGGTGCTGGAGAAGGCTAAGACGTGGCAGGGCAAAGACCTGATGACGCTGGCCGGTATTTTGATGATGGAGTTTGAGGCGACTCCGTATTCACTCCGGCCTCAAAGCATTTTTATTGATTCGATTGGTGTTGGCGGCGGTCTAGCGGATCGGTTGTCAGAGCTGGGGCTGCCGGCGGTGAGCGTGGCGGTGTCAGAGTCTCCGAGCCTGAAGGACAAGTATACGCGGCTGCGTGATGAGCTGTTCTGGAAGGCGCGCGAGTGGTTTGAGGCGCGTGATTGCAAGGTGCCGAATGACGAGACGCTGATCTCCGAGATCACCTCTATCCGGTACAAGTATCAGTCCACCGGCAAGCTGAAGGTCGAAAGCAAGGACGAGATGAAGCGGCGCGGGCAGCGCAGTCCTGACGTGGCTGATGCGTTTGTCCTTTCGTTTGCGCATGAGGGTGCCACAGCGATGGGCCATATGTCTCGCTGGAATAATAGCGGCACGATTAAGCCGCAGACAGGTTGGGTTGTGTGACAGGAAAGGCGCCCCCGAAGGGGCGCCGGTTTGTTAGTGTGTCCTGCGCTTTTCGTAATCTTGCAGGTGGCTAAGTAACTCACTCCAATACATGTGAGCCCTTTCGTCTGGCCAATCGACATCAAGCTTTTTGCTGTCGGTTTCTGGGCCTGCGATGACCCACTTGATTGGTGGTCCTTCGTCGTGCATCCGCTCAAGCTGGATGTCTAAGCCCAGCTTCTTGGCTAGTCGTTTGGCTTTGCCCCGCGCGCTTGATTCTGATTTGCGCTGGTCCAGCTTCCATTGTGGGGTTGCTGGCTTCAGGTTGAGCGCCTGTCCCAGCAGGCGCCCGATTGATGCAGTCATTGCTGCCTCCCTTTAGTTTCAACTTTGTCAAACAGCAGTCATTGCCTTTATGGCAATAATCAACTCTACCACACTTTAAGTATCATGTCAAGTTATCAATATAACGCTATGTTTACGAACAATAAAAAGAGGTCGCTTGTGACGGATAACGTGGTCGAGTTTCCCAACCGTGAGCTTGATGTTGAGGTCCGGCTGGACTTGGACGAGGATGAGATCGCGATCCTT